GGAGGGCTCTTTGCCAGATCTCCGCGATCGTCAATGTTATGCTTCTGCAGATAGTCCAGCATTATACGTTCAGCTTCCAAGCCCAGGCGTGCCATTTCTTTTTCAACTTCTCGGCGAATAACTCGCTGATCACCTTTAACATCGATATGTCCTTCTTTTCTAATGCTCATCCGAAATAGGGATCATGTGGTTCAACTGCAGTAAGTGCAAAGCCGTTGCCTTCAAATTGCAATGCAAGCTCGTCGTCGGTTAGTGCTGTGGAATCCGGAATAAGATCTTTAATGAATTCCATTGCCTGGGCGTACAGCATATCCTTAGCTTTGGCAACACTCATTTGTGATGCAAGCTCTTCCTGAAAATCTCCGTAACCGATCATTTTTGAAATTCCGCCATCATCTAAAAGGCGCATTCCTAATACAGTTAGTGAATGACGCAGAGCCAAGAGGCACTCGGCACGAGCGGCACTCTCAGCATCCACATCATCATCGGGCAGAGCCGTAAGAAGTGCATCGTACACATCAGAAGTAAGCAAAGCGCGCAGCTCTTTTTCAGCTACCGGCTGATATAGAAACACCTTCTCAGCCGGCTGTGTGCCAATGCCGATGAAGGTCTTTATATCTGCTGCTGTTTGTACTAATGATGCCATCTTTAATTTCTTTTTTTAAAAAAAGGGAGTTACTTGATTTCACTCCCTTTTCGGTGTCTCGTTCGTGAAGGAATTACTTCTTAGATTTAGCGTCCTTTTCAGCTGCTTCTTTCTCAGCCTTTTCTTCAACTTCTGCTTGCTCTTCTGCATCTTCCTGGTCAACAATGGTTCCTTCACCAACTGTTTCCAGTCCATGTTCTGCCAGGCGCTTATGCTCTTTTTTCTTAGGATCAAACACTTCACAAGCTTCTTGGTGACGCTTAACCAATTTCTTGTACTCTGCATCTGAAATAACATCACCTTTTGAGTGAGAATATTCAGCGGATGAAATGTTGCCTTTTTTACTTACGATATGTTTTTTTGCTTCTGCCATGATGTGTATTAGTTAAGATTAAGATCTTCGGTTTGATACCTTACCGGGACCCAGCTTGGGCGCGCCTGTATTTTTAGGCAGCACCACATCAAAAGTCACTGTATTAGATGGATTCCCGGTTTGTCCGTCAAAGACCAGCCGGAACCATATACTTCCTTTCCAATGCAGGAATTCAGTACTGTTTATAAAATTCAGGGAATCAAATACAGCGGTGGCATCGAGCGCATCAATTACTGTAGTTGCTCCGGCCGTCCAGTCTGAAAGATTATTACTGAATTCAATAAGCACGTTCACGTCTTCGGAACCGGTGACATCCGGCATGGAAGCCCGTATAAATGAAAGGCCTTGATTAGCTTCCGCTAGCAGCATAGCTTGGGTGTACGTGCTGGCGGTGGTATCAACAGAAATGGCTCCGGTATAACGAATGTAAGTGGAACCTTCCACAACATTCACCGCAGCATCATAGGTTTGAGCTTGTGCCGGCACTAATGCAGTTAATGCTGCAAAGATGATCAGGCAAAGATTTAAAAATAGTTTCGATTTCATAATGTGGTTCCTTTAGTTCTATATGTATTCAAATTCATGTGCCCACAAAGGCCGTCACCCACATAAGAGTGACAGCCATGAAGGAATCAGGAAAGATTAGTTTAGGCTTTTTGTCCCAGGACAATTGCTCTTCCTAAGAAGTAATTCGCATCAAACTCATGGATGATGGTTACTTCTTGCACACGCTTGCGGTGCTGGTCTTGCGTTAAGACTTGCATCTCAACACCCATGCCAACTGCAATGTTTTGCTTCAATGTTAGCACCACTGTATCAGCAGGCATTCCGTACACCGGAAGGATCTTAATACCTTTATAAGGCAATCCGTCGTTGTACTTACCGGTGATCAATACCTGGCTACCAAGCGCTGTTTCGATCGCTCCGATCTCATCGGCATACGTATCAAATACATCATGGCCAACCAAGAAGATCAGCTCATCGCGTTGCTCGCGGAAATCTTCCGGCAGCTTATTGATCATTGCAGAAAGCACTCCATCCTTACCTTTGTAAGTTGGATCTGCAGGGATCACATGATCGTTCACATCATCATCAGCCAACGCCTTAGTGATAACACCATCAAGGATTTTAAGCGCTTTGTCCTTTCTGGTTGAACCTGCATTTGCAGTGTCACCATTCATTACTACAAGGCTCACATCCTTACCAATTCGCTTGGCATAAGCCATATTCAAATCAGTATTCACACTCTCGCGGCGGATGTTCTTGCGTAAGAATGAATAGGACAGATCAAACGCTGCAACCGATTCTTTCGGTGTAAGTGTGATCTCCGGGAGTGTTGGCTTAGTCACATCGGCATCATCGATCGCTGTCGCTTCTGTTCCTTTTGTGATAACCGGCTCACCAAGATCAATTGCGGTAAGCTTCAAGGATTTGGTAATCCCTGTTTCTACACGCACATTTTGCAACAGTTGATTTTGGTCAACCATCATATCCACAAATTCTTCTACATCTTCCGGGCTTTGAATACCGTTATCGCCAGTTGTTAAAGTGGCTTTTTTAATCAGATCAAGTACTTCGTTATTAGTCATTTTCTTAGTGTTTAATGAAAATTTTTGGCTTAGACTAGCTGACTATATGCAGCCCTTTGCTTTTCTTAATTTCGGTTTCAGGTTCTTCCTGCCCAGATTCCGCCTGGCTTGTGCCGGCTGCTTTCTCAACTTTTTCAAGTCGCTCAGAAATGCTTGTTACATTTCCGTTTAATTTCTCAATGGCTGCGAGTACTTCTTTGTTCTCTTCGCCACTTTCGTTCTTTGTAGTGGTTTCTTTAGGCTCATCAGCCATAGGTTCGTCCTCTTCGGTTGTTTGTGATTTAGATACTGTCAGCCCGTCGATGTAAGCAATGAATTGCTCTGCATTGGTTTTTAAAGCCGCTGCTTTATCAGTCACATCATCATCGTGAAGTGCTTGCCAGTTTGATCTGTCGATCGCATGTACCGCCTGGCGAATTTCTTCACTTGCTAATGCACCATTGAAATCTTTCTTAATGATTTCCAATTCTTCTAATGATTTTCCTTCCAGGGATTTCATCACTGTTTCAAAAGCAGATCCGTTTGGCTTCTTATTTTCTTTCATAATCTTTTCCATTAATCCTTTAAAAAATTTCATTATGTCTTTAGGAGCTTCTGAAAGTTCACCTAAAATGGTTTCCGCTTTTTCCACATCGGTTTCTTCCAATTCTTCGGCTACACAAGCAGCTTGCATGCTTATGCCGGTGATCTCGCCTTTCTTTACTTCATCCCAGGCATCATCATCCAGCACCTTAATTACTACTGCCCACGCTCCAACCGGATCATCCGGGAACATTTCATCTTCGCCTTTAAGCAGATAGGTTTCTACGATCACGCCATTCTTTGGATCTTCGTCGTGTTGCTTATCTACCTGATCTAATCGTTGAGCTTCTGAAAAGGCGTGGCACGCTTTCTTGATCTCTGCAGCTGTGGCAGTGTCGCCATGCGCATCTACTTCATCGGGTGCATACACGATGCCGTATACCAGACGTTCGTCGTCGTCGGTCTTACGGATTTCGATGGTTTTTTGAACGAGCTTTTCAGGCGCAGAAGGGTTAGCAGCCTTATAAATGACTTCACGTTGATTTGCCCCTTTATCTACTAACGAGATAAACTGGACATCTAAATTTTTAAGTCGGCGTTTTGGTTTTTGCTCTGGCATTCGATCAGATTGATTTTATCTGATCGTAAGTTCGGAAGGTTAGCCAGCGCCTTCAACGTAAGGAGAGGGTACGAAGGAAGGAATTAAGAATGATTCAATTAAGAATTAGGAATTAAAACTCCTTTGTTACAGCACATCATTTAAACCTTTAATTGGACCTAATTCTATCCATTCAATTTCAGGTTTCAATGGCTTTAAATAATAAGCACACTTTGGATTTACACATGCAATATTTTCATCAGTAGAACCTGAATCTTTTACAACCCCTTGAACAATCGAAGGTTGATCACAACATTCACATAATTCTGGTACGATTGTTTTACCAGTGCTTATCTTTACATTTTTTGCGTTTAAAACCATATTCTTAATTCTTAATTGAACAATTCTTCATTGCTTCAATTGTACCAAATTCTGCAATCACTTTCCACTATTCCAGGAACCATCTAAACGAAGGCCGCCGGAGAGGCTACCGGCAAAGGCTTTCTGTGGATCTGATAAGCCAACAATAGCATGAAAATTAAGATCATCGCCCACAACCGCTTTTCCTGCATCGCTGAAAAAATGGAATTCAAACCGGCGTTTACCATCAGCGGTATTGTTTACGCGAGCCATTACGCCGTTGGCATTGCGAATAATTCCGCGCCCGGCTTTCAAATAATCATCTTTAGATTTGGCATTTAATCCGGAGCCGAATTCTGCAAAAGCTTTATCCAATTCTTCGGGACCAAAATTAAGCGCTCGCTTAGATCGTATGGTTTGCATCCAATTAGAGTATTCCTCATCAGTGAGCGAATTAAGCTTTTTCTTATCGTCCTTAGAAACAGATTTCCCCATCTTTGTACCACCAACTGCATTGGCTTCGGTCACTTCACGAGCCATCACAGTGCGCGTTCTGCAATTAAAATGGAACGGTGGAAGCAGTGCTCCGTCCGGAAGATCATCACTTTTAGTTTGTGAGATCTCGGATGCACTTGGCCAAGGAACTATATTTGCAACTTCATCAGGATCTTCATTGGCAATCATGGCATCAACCACACGGCGTTGCTCGCTAACCTTAATTCTGCGACCATGCATGTGCCGGCAGATCTCCGTTGTGCGGTGGTCCAGGATAGCGCGAACTTCGGCATATTCTACTTCCGCCACTTCGTAGGCGCTAACTCTGCCAAATTCTCGGCTTTGCGTTACTACATGATTAGAATATCCCTGCCAATATCGGAAGGATGGAATGCTGTATTTCTTAGCGAATTCATCTTCAAACAGCTTGCCGGCTTCGGTTCGGTTCAATCCATCGCTGATGATCTTATTTCCAAACTCACGAACTTTGCCCTGCAGTTGATCATCAAAATGGTGCAGCACCGGATAAAGTGCATATCGTTCAAGTGCTGCCAGGGCTTTGGCATCTTTCACATTAAAACTTGGAGTGATTCCCAGCACTTCTTTCATACCGGCGGCGTAGGTACTGGCTTGCAGAGTGAGCAGATCATCTTTTACTGCAGCGGCAAACGCTGCGCCTAAGCGAGCTTCCAACTGGCTAACCATAGCATCAATATCGGCATCGGAAAAATTAGCCCGGTTGTTCAACGCTCGCACCACATCGCGAATGGCTTCTTTACTTTGCTCGGTCCAGTTCCGGATCAAGAGATCTTCCAGATCTGCTGCCAACTTATCGTACTTATCCTTTCTAATCAGGGCGTAGATCTTGCGAGCTTCCAGCAGCCCTTTCTGAACAAGATAATATGTTTGCAAATTTTTCAATTAGGGATATGCAATTCATCTGCAATTTCATATTCACCATCGTAAGAAGTAGAAACGAATTCCACAAAGTCTTCATCAAATTCCATTTCAAAAAACTCTTCTAATGCATGAGCAAATTCATGTGTTAAAGTTTCGATCAGGAATCTTTTCTTTTCATCAGAATCTAAAGTTTTGATATTACCATCTTCATCAAATAAAGCTCCATCTTTGAAATGAGCTTCGACATTCAAAAGAATAACGCCTTTGCCATTTTCTTTTTGATGACCTGCAAGCCAAGCTCCAAAACCACCAATGCCATCCGCCTTCACTATCTTAATATCCAACTTCTTTTCTGCCATATTCCTAATTCCCTAAAATTGAATTTAACTCGTCTAATTTATCATTAGCAGATTCCAGATCAGTAGATAACTGCTCAATGTCATCTTTTAAGTGCCCATTATATTCTTCCACGACAGATGTTATTGAAGAATATAGATTTTCGGGAATCTCAGCCTCTAAGGAATCCAATTCCTTTTCGAGATTTTCTAATGCATTTTCAAAATCACTTTTATTCTGATCGTAAGCCATGTTCCTAATTCTCCTATTCCTAATTCTTAATTTTTAATCCTTCATCTTTAATTCCACGCGAAGGCGTGGCTTAACTTCGTTCAAACCCCGTTCAATTTTCGATTTAAGAAACGCAAATTGAAAAAAGGCTATATTATTCATCGGAAGCCTCTAAGCGCTTTCTCATTTGAATTAGAGAATTCACCGAGCTTCCTAAAGTTTCACCATTACCGCCCACAGGAACTTGCCCTGCCAAACGCTCCATACCTTCATCATCCAGTGGTGGTTTGCCTACGTCCTGGCGCGCCTCTTCCGGCAAGATGATTCCTTTCTCTTTTAACATGGTTGCGATATTGGCATCCATCTCAGGATCAGTGGTATCGATGCCTTTAAATCTGAACTTCCATTTATGTTCGCCAAAGCTTTGGATCAGCGTTCTATTATAGAACTCATTCAATCGCTTACGCACCGGAGCACGGTCAATGTCTTCGAAGATCTTCAATTGTTCAGCTGCTTCACTACCACCGCCCAGCTGGCCTGCAGTAACAATGCCAACCATCCGTGGCGGAACTCCGTGCGCACTCACGATCATGTCACGCGAGAGCTCACGAGTTTTACCCATAAAATTTTGTTTGTCGCCGAAATCCATTTCCAGCTTCTCGATCTTGAACTTCACATCCTTATCATCAGAAGATAAGATCAACGTCTTTCCGGCATTCTTAATGCCTTGCGCCTGTGAGCTCAAAAACTTCTGCAGGGTATTTCTGGAAGTCTGATCCAGCTTGCCGCCTTCCACAACCACCGCAAACTTTGCCACTAACTGATTGCGAAATAAATTGATGTTGAACTCTACAGAGCTGCGATCGAGTACCATATCAGCCAGAGCAGGAACCCACGCCGGCATTCCGTAATAATCACTTGCAGGATCATATTCATAGAAATGCATGATCTCATTTTGTTTGCCATTCTTTTGCCCAAAGCGAGAGAATGGAATCCGCTTAGAACTATTCACGCCCATCGGGACCTGAAAGAATCCACCGTTTCGCATATCACGAGCTCGGCGAAAGTTCACCATTCGTTGATGATACAAATTGCCCGGAATGCCATCGCCGAATGTACGGCTCAATTCATTCACCATATTACCAAAGGCTTCAAAATCGATCATAGAGCGGTACGCGATTTCATCGAAAGTAACCAAAGGATCTTCATTCGGATTCATTAAAAAATTCATGATTGCATCATACGCAGCATCATGCGCTTTGTCTTCATCATCGGTGTACAGCTCAAAGCCCAGGCCAACAGTGCAAGCTGCCTTTACCGACACACAACGGCGATGCCAGATGTTCATATCTAACCAGGCAAGCAAGTCTTTGAATTTCAATCGTGGCTCAACCCAGGGAAAAGCACCATGGTTGGTGTCCGGTTCCGCTTGCGATTCTTTACGAATTAATGTGCTGCTTTTGGCAACGTGGCCGGCTTTGCTCTCAATTGGGAACATCCAGTTTTCAATCCCATCAGGACCAACAACTTCTGCCATTGCGTATTTAGTTTCTGTACTCATAATTTCTTAATAATAGTCAACGGTTACAGTTCCAATTTCTCCATTCAATCGCCGAAGCTCACGCACGCCCATTTCCATTGCATCCGGTCCATCATCTTCATTTGTAGTGATGGAGCTGTCAAATTCAAGGAATTGATTGATCAGCCTATCCATATCAGAACCTTTCACAAAGCGGTAAAATCCATTTTCAATTCCACTTTGATTCCGCAATATCCGCACGTTCTTATTGTCTTTATTCAGCACCTGCCTGATCTTACTAATCAATCCAAATCCAGCACCGGAATCCCTTGCATAAGATTCCATCAATGGTTTGATCAATGTTTGAAATCCATTCGCTTCAATGGCATACACATATGGATTCCATGTGCCGTCTATAATGAAAGACTTGGCGATCATTCGTGAAATAGTAGTGCGCCTAATATCGGCATGCATTACATCAATGTGCTTTTCGTCTAATGTTAAGCCCATCACTAAAATGGCTTTAGTGTCATGGCCTTCGGTGCTTCCAACCGATGGATCATTTACCATCACAGTGAATTTATATTTTGGCTCCGGCTTATCAATACGTACAAACCAATCTTCCTGGAAGTCATCTTGTTCACTGGAAATGATAGTGAGCAAATATTCACGATTGTATTTAACCGAGCCGATCGTGTCCCGGATCTGATTCAATACTTTTTTAGGAAAGCTTTTTGGATGCGCAGCTCTGCCGTTCTTTTGCTCTGCCGAAATACTAACAGAAAGCACCGCTTTATTTTGGAGCAACCGATTGTCAATATCATCACGGCCAAGCTTGTTTGTTACAACAATCAGTTGCCATTCAGCTTTCAGATCCAATGCGTTCAGAATGTCACCAAGCAATGCATCTTCGCGCTTATCAATATTCTTTTTATTGCGCACACTTTCCAAGCTTTCCAGATCATCACAGATAATGATCTTTGCTCTGTGCTGCATGTATTTTCTACCACGCTTAAACGAACGCCAGGAACTTGCTTCAACCTTAACACCGCCCGAAGTAACAAAGGAATCTTCGCTCCATTCCACGCCTTTTTGTTCGCCGAAATCAGCTTTAATTCGTGGGTTTTCTTCCAGCTCCATTTTTAAAGGAAGCATCAGCATTTCTGCCTGGTCGTCGGTGTCGCTAATGAAGGGTAAGTATCTGGTCAACTTGTACAGCACAGCTTGCGCTGCATAACCAACGCCATCCACGGTTGACTTACCAAGCCCACGGAAGCCACGGTGCTGCAGTACCTTATTCCAAACCTTCAAAGATTCTACAATTTCACGATGGCCGGATTCAAAAGGACCATCAAAGTGATGCGGTAAATAGGTTTTGCAAAAGAATTCCAGATCGGTTTCAGCGCGTTTGCGGCGTGCTTCTTTGGCGGCGGTGCTTACATCATCAAAAGGCGCAACTTCCTGATGGATCTTTTGAACAAGCTGTTCAGCTCGTTTCAGATATTCTTTAACCGATATGTTGCGCTTAGCTGCCATTAGTTACCGTACTTTTTGCCTTGTTCGTTCAGGAATGGCGAAAGCACTTCATGGAATTGAGCAGTCAACGAAGGGTAATTTGAATTCAGGAAGTCGTTAAAATCTTCCATGATCTCGATAGTAAAAGCCAACCGATCGAAATGACCATCCATTTTTTCAAGTACTAAACTCAGCTTATGAATGGCATCAGCGTTGCTGCCGTCTTCCATTTCATCGATCATCTTTGCCAGGATCTCTCTCAACTTATCACTGGAACGGCGTGTACTTGCACTCAATTTTTCTAGTCTTTTATCCCACTCAAATTCTTTTTTCCATGTGCTGATCGTTTGCACGCTCACACCAACCATTTCAGATATGGTGCTTTGGCTGTGCTTACCTGAGCGATATAAAGCAAAAGCCTTTGGCTCTAAAATATGAGCTTTAGGCGCATTGGTACGTTTAGTTTTTGATGATTTTGGCATGTTCTCGCGATTGGTTCTTTTTCACCAATCCCAAGTTAAACCCATCAATTACCGCTCTCAACGTAAGGATAAGGTACGCGAGAGATTAATGTTTCCGTTGCAATCTAGGATAGATAATCTGATCAATATTATCTCTGCCGGTGTTAAATTCTTCGGTCAGAAAGTCAACCGCTTCATCTTTGGTCATGCCGTCATTTCGCAGTTTATGCCAAAGCTTGCGGATCTGATCGTTGCGGTGTTGCAAGCCGGTTAAATAATCCAGTCGCCGAGCAAATCGCCTCAGCATTCGGTAACCGGTAGCCGAGCATTCCTTTTCCAGTAATTTCTCAAACGGTCCGCGATTGTCCTGATCGGGAAATAAACGGTTCTGGCGATATGCAATTTCTGGTTGGCTCATAGAGTGACATTCAATTGTCACTCATAAAATATACATACGGACTGTAAAGGGCAATTAGTTGAATTGAGCTAAAAACTCTCTAAACGGCGTTCTTCTTTCTAAAGAAACAGTAAACTCATGCACACTCAATTTGCCCTCTAAGACTTCTTGATTAGCAATTTTATTAAAATCTTCAATTGGAATTGAGTATATATTTAACTCATTAAACCCTACCGTTCCTGAATGCCTTGTTACATCAGAAGAATAAGATTGTGATTGGTAGGTTTTTGTTTCGCCATCAATAATGAA